ACATAGGAGTTGCTACAAAGAGCTTTCGTTTGCGCAAATCTTCTATTTCAATTTTTATTTCCATTAATGTGTACTTCCAGCATACTTAGCATCATGAGCAGATCCACTACCATAACTACCAGCGTATTGATTCAATGACTCAGCTTCAAATAACAAGAACTGTCCAACGCGAGTACCTTGTTTGATTGCAGCATTACCAACATTAACATGCAAAGCACCAGCCATCACACCGCTGTAGCCAGAATCATATAAACCACTGGTAATAAAGATACCATTCCTATTGAGTGTAGACCTTGTGATAACAAATCCTGCTTCATTTGGTCCAATAGTAATCTCTCCTTCCATTATAATCTCATATGTACCAGGCTTGAGATTGAACCAACCGTCATTATCAGGAGTAATCTGTGAACTTCCTCTATGTGATTTACCCTCTTCACTTATCATGAACTCTCTTGAATTCATTTCAAATACTTTATCAATCCTCAGATCAATAGCATTAGGCTGTACTTGATCTGGAGTATACGGACTAAGGCTAGACTCAGACTTTATACTACATATGTGGAGCATTCTGTTTGTCCTCTGTAAAATGTTGTAATAATGTTATATAATGTATAGCTTTCATAAGATCTTTCTTGTTATGACCACCTTTCTTGCCATACCTCATCAAATACTTGATAGCAGTATCACGAGTAGTAGTGGCAGCACTACCAAGTGTATTCCACACATCAGTAGTCTGTATCTCACCATCTCCAACATAATGACCTTTATACGTTGAAGCAATATAGTCTTTTACTTGTTCGAGAAAGTCACCTTCTCCATATCTAAATGTTTCATTATCCATAAGATCTTTCTCTATCTTTTCCCAGAGCTCACCTTGCACCACGACATAACTCCTCGATGTAATCTATATTCTTTTTTGCTATATCTAGATTATACGAGCTATTATGATAAAAGTCAACTTCTACTTCAAACTTTCCATTGACTAATCCTGTTGGACTATTATCAAACTGTATACCATTGAGACCTGCCCATACAGCTGCAGAACTATCCCATGTATCAATAAAGTCAGCATAAGGACCCATGAGTGCAATCTCATTTGGACCTTCTGTCATTCCAAGAAAGTGTACTTTTTTACTCAACAAATTTGGTAACAAACCTTTCTCTTCAATCAACCTCATAAAATGATATCTTGAAAGATATTTTTGTAGTTTGTTATGTTTCTCACATTCATACGCAAGAGGAATATTGAGTATTGAGAATGCAATGTAATCAACATCGTTGTTAGCTAGAGCCCACTTATAACCAAATAACAAACCATCTACATCTCCAGGTTCTGACTGGGGACAGAAGAATGTTTTGAGATCCTCTTTCTTCAACTGAGGAATCATCTTTTCAGCTGCATCAATAGTTTTAGTAAATGGTTCTCCAGGATAGTCTGACATAACAACATAGTCAGCATTACACTGCCATGCCATCTCAATCAGCTTTTCTGTTGGATACATTGGATTGCCTTGCTTATACATCTCAAAGGCACTATTGTCCATAATGATAGTGTGTCCATTATCATGCAGATTACTATAGAAGTCTGCATAACCTGGATCTTCTTCGACTAGATGTGCAAGGACTAGATGAGTACGAGGTTCTTCTACAGGAAACAATTCCTGTAAGTACTCTGTAGGACTAATATGACAAAAATCAATCAACTTTTATTTTTCCTTCATAATAACCAATTGCACCGTTTTCACCATCCTCAGATACTTCAATCCTCATATATCTACCAGGATAGTGATCACCTATGTATTTAGCTAAGTCATCAGCAATCATCTCACAACTTTTATAGTCTAGTTGTAGAGTACCTTCATCATAACGTTTTTCAAGCTCTCTTTTGAACAGGATAAATTCTATCTCGCGATCATCGTGAAAGACCTGAATCTCAACTCTGAACTTAAACATATGTCTATGAGGATTAGCTAAGAACTCAACACCAGGCATATCTTTTGCATCTGGCCAACAATGTATACCTTCTTTCTGAAAGGTAACATATATCCATTTGCTTGGATACTTTCTGAACTTAGTTGTACTTGTAGTTGTAACAGTGAAGGTATTGTTGGCTGGTAAACTAACTCCTTCTGGTACTGTTACTATGTCATAATCTGCACTATGGCTTGCTACTGTAAATATTTCATTGTTCGTCATTGTATTCATCACCACTTTTTCCATCACCATCTAATGTCATTTCTTCGATTACTGCTCCAGTAAAGTCTGAGTCTACTAGATGACTCTTATCAAGTAACATAGTGTTCTGTAATGAACTAGCCCATGTAGTACCTTCTTGATGAAAAGCAAACTCATTATTACTGTCATAGTATCTACCATCTTTATCAAATACTCTGGTAACAGTCTTCTTAGATACAGTACCAGAATACATCTCATAGGTAACCAGTTCTTGTCTAAGCAAGCCTGGCCAACCTTTGTTTATAAGTGCTGTATGGCTCATAAATTCATCTCCGTTGATGCAGTGCCTCTATAAGACTTCAACTTGTTTTCCATCTTCCATTTGTTATCTTGAGCACTTTTGAAAGTACGAATCAGAATATCTTCTGAGATATCTTCAGGCATTAGAAAGAACTCACTGATACCACCCATGCCATCTAGTGAGCCATCTTGTAAGTCAAAATGTTCTTCTAATCTGAAGTCCTTGGGACATAATGCGTGGAAGGTATGTTCCATCCCAACTGCCGCAGCTCTTGCAAGACTGTAGGTTTCAGAAGAAAATTCGATACAAGCCAGTATTTCTTTTTCGAAGATATCGTACTGTTCTTTCGTACCATACCTGTCACCAAATCTTTCTTCAAGAAGTCTTTCTTTACCCCACTTAGAGATACCAATCTTATATGCTTCAGCACCGTTACATTTCCACTTCGTCAAATACACATTCATATACAACTCCCTTTGAGTTAGTTAAGTATAGACAGTCCTCTCGCAATGTTAAGAAACTCACGACGGACCTCAGAATTAGTTTCTTCAAAGGCACCGTTGACAGCTAAGGTACAAGTACTAGATCCAGTATCTTGAATACCTCTACTCTTTACACAGTAATGAACTGCTTCAAGATATACAGCAACATCTGGTGTACCAGTTACAAAAGATATAGTAGCTGCAATCTGTTCAGTCAATCGTTCTTGTACTTGAGGCCTCTTAGAGAAGAACTCTACAATACGATTTAGTTTAGATAATCCAAGAACCTTATCTCTTGGAATATATGCAACACAAGCCTTACCATCTATCACAACTAAGTGATGCTCACAGTTAGACTGTACGTTTACATTTCGTTCTACTACAAAAGAATTAGGAGAGTTTCTTTTACTCTTTGCCATCTTATTCTCAATTGTAGTACATTTAGGAAACTGGTCATAATCCAATCCCCAGAATATTTCTTTGACCCACATCTTAGCTACACGGTTAGGTGTGTCCATCAGTGAGTCATCAGTAAGATCCAAGCCAAGTGTTGCTAATGCACCAGCTATGAATGTTCTTATAGATTCAATCTTTTCTTTTTCGTCTACACCTACTAGATCAGTCATAGGTGTTTCGAGACCAATCTGTCGAAGATGCTCTCGTACTTTCTGACCCAACACAGGGTCAGACTTATAGTCAGGATGACTCATTCATTTCCTCCTTTGGCGGCAATTCCCATGGAAAGACTATCCAATCTTCAGTATCTACCTTTCTTGCATAGAAGTCAACATTAAACTGACTACCAGCTCTTTCCCATAGTGAAGCAGTCTTTACATTCTGTTTCACTTTTTTACTATCCCATTGATAATCATCATAAAAGCAATCGTGTATTTGTTTGAATGTCAAACCCGAGTCATTGATATCATCTACCAACAATACTTGCCTACCTTCATGCATATTTGGCCATTCTTTTCTAAGTCCATCTCTTGTTTGCCACGTAACAACTTCTAATGGCTTATCTAATAGATGAGAAAGATATACACCAGGAACACAACCACCTCGTGCAATTGCAATAATCAAATCAGGATCCCACCTCAGATATTCAGACTTTACCTCATCAGAATATATACTAATTCTGTCTGCTAGTATCTTGATATCCTTGTAGTACTCATCAATACTATATGGAATCATAACAACTGAGGGGTGTTGTAGTTATCAAGAGCTTCTAATTTATCCATAGCTTCAGCCAACTTTGCAACTTGTTCATCAACTGCAGCTACAATATCAGAATGCTCTCCAATACCAGCTGGATTTTCAATATAGATGTCTATGTTAGCTCTAGCTTCTAACATCTGACCTTTATACTTAGCTCTTAATGCATCAATAATTGTACTTGGCCTAGTCATCAAATTCTCCGTCTTCTCTATGTCCTACCTTCATGGCCATGTTACTAGCAGTCTCTCGTACCTCTACTTTACAGCACCAGATACGATCTTGCTCACCATAGTCCTTCAGGAATATTGTATTTATATATTCATATAGGAAAGAGGCTAGACCCTCACAACCAGTCTTTTCAACTTCTGTAATCTTAGCAAGACCAAGCTCACCAAGTTTGAGTAAGTGTTCTCGATCAGGATCATCATCAGCAACAAGTAGAGTATGATCAAACCAATCTTCTAGCAAGTCTTTTAGAGGCCTAAGACCTCCAAAGTCCATTACCCAGTTGCGACTATCAAGAGTGTCAGACTCAAATTCAAAATGAAAAGAGAGAGCGTAGCCATGTATAAGATTGCAGTGAGAATCAGCACGCCACTGACGATAAGCCACCGGCCCAAGGTGGTTATAGGTTTTAGTAGAAATGTATTTTGCCATGTTGTATCCTTATTTGTAGAAGTCGTATATACCCGAAGTTCTGTCTCGTCTAACTGAATCGTACTCATCATCTTTTATCTTTAAGTTACCACTGATAGAAATACGTACATCTTGTGATGTATTTGGTGTAGTGTAGTGATTTAACCAAGATGGAAAGATAACAAGGTGCCCTTCTTCCGGGGTAATCTCATGATTATCCATCCTCATATGGTTTACCATTTGGAACCTTAGTCTACCTCCAAATTCTCTTGAAGGCAACGATGGATAATATACCCAAGATAAAAATAAGTTTGCATGATCACGATGGTTTCTATGACTGTGAATCATAGTTGATTGGTTGTGTACTAAAATATGTGCCCAGATTTCAGATAGATAATATCTATCATCAATATTAGAATGAACAACAGTCATTACCTTTTCTTTGAGTAAATCAATCTCAGGATCATCTGGTATCCTTGAGTCTTCATATCCTGTTGCATTAGGATCTTCTGTTATCTTTCTATCTTGCCATTGCATACACAACGAGCTAATTTTATTATTGTTTAGACCTTCAATTTTTGTGTGAAGGATTTTAGTAGCTGATACTGTCTCAAACACCGATTGCATTCCCCCATAGATAAGCATGAACTCTTGCAGATATATTGAATCCTCTAGCCAATGCCATGTTAGCTACTTCACCAGCATCTTTATACTGATCTTCAACAGTAGCACCTACAGGCATAATCCATACAGGATAATCAATCCCAGCATTTCTAAATTGTGGAAGTACTCTATCTAGTTCTTCCCAACATCTAGGATCTGCATTCATTACAAACTTTAGTTGACCATATTTACTTAACATACGATATGTCTTTAGTACGTTAGGTTTAATAGCTTTCTCATTCTTTTCACCAGATACAGAAAACAGTTTAGGACTAATGGACCAAAATATCTTTCCAGGAAACAGACCTCTATTTTCAAAGAACTCAATAAATTCTTCTGTTATAGGTTGTGTACCATTAGTTTCAAAAGTAATATTATTAGGTTGTCTACCAAAATGTCTTAACGACATTAGTATTTCCCTCACAGCTTGTTGAGACCTTTTCATCATAGGCTCACCACCAGTAAAACAAAGATGAATATCTTGGTTAGCCATTTCATCCTTATTAGCAAAATCATCAAAAGGAATTATATCTAGCAACCTTTGAGCAATCTCATCAGCAGTACCCTTTCGTTGTAGGTGCTTAAACTTCTTACTCCACGAATAAGAACTATCACAGCCTTTTTCAAACACGGGTAGCTCTTCGAGAGTTTTATAGTCTTCAACTTTTACATCTTGATATGGTAAGTCATACGTAGACTCATCAGTCGGATCATCTTGACCAAATCCATTACACTGTAGATTACAGGTAAAGAATCTTAACCACGCTGTAGGACATCCTGTATAACGTCCTTCACCCTGAGCAGAGTAAAAGATTTCACTATAGTGGTAGACTGAGCTTCGTTCTGCCATACTTCTTCTTCCATTTCTTGATTGCCATATTCTTTTTCATTTTACTTACTTTCTGAGTAAAGTCAACGCCATTGATATGGTCATACTCATGTTGAAAAACTCTTGACGTTATTCCATCAAACTGCTTTGTTACAAAATCTCCATAAGGATCTTGGAATCTTGCTCTCATAAATCTAGGACGTTTAATTTTAAGTGAAAAACCTGGATATGATAAGCACCCTTCTTCTAGGAGGATCTCTTCCTCGCCAAAGTAGGTAATCCTTGGGTTGAATATTGCGTATGCTGGTTCCCCTTCAATGACAAACATTTGTAATGGTATTCCTACTTGGTTTGCAGACAATCCATATCCCATTTCTTTCCTCATGAACTTAACCATTGATTGAGAAAGATCAACTGGATCAATTTGAGGATTATTAAAATCAAACTTTTCTAACTCTGTACTGTGTAAAAAGTCATGTTTGATTTCCAATTCAATTGTTCCATCATCAACATTAATAACAGGTTTATATGCATACCAAAATGGAACTGATTCATCTTCTTTTGCAGTATTGAATGTTAGTGTTTCTGACATTATAAATTACCATTATATTTTGGATTGATGAATTTACTACGAGGAGTTGTATTAGCTACAACTTTATCTCTTAATTTTGTTGTACTAAAATCATGACGTCTTTTATTGTAATGTAAAGGTACTACGTCTTTACCAGTAAAGTCTTTTTTATAATAATCTTCACCAATAATTCTTATATCAACAGGAAGATGGTTGAGAAGTGCAAGCCATTCTTCTTCTGTTTCATATGGGATAATTTCATCAACATACTTTACTGCTGACAATTGAATATATCTTTCCATAAATGTTTGGACTGGTTTGTTTTTTTCTGGTCTATCAATTGTTGGATCTGTTTGTAATGCACAAATTAGATAGTCACACACATCTTTTGCTTCACGTAACATTAAAATATGACCTGCATGTAACAAATCAAATGATGATGCTGTAATTCCTATTGTCATACTATTTCCTCAGCAATACCCAATATCTCAGCTAACAAAAACATTCCTCCTCCTATTCCTAACCATCCTAACATTAGGAAACTTGCACCTATCATTCTCATTACACTCTTAACCATACTGATATAAAAGTGAGCTTTACCTGGATCTTTTGCTGCTACCATCCCATCATCATCCTTGTTTCTTCTGGTACTGACTCTAATGTAAATGGAGGATCAAATGTTGTAATGACCTCCACGTGTTGTACACCTTCTACCATTCCAGCTTGTCTTATACTTTCAACAATTTCATCTGCAAATGGACACCATGCACTTGTTAGTGTGTGGGTTATTTCAACCCAATTGTTTTCATCATCTAGTTTAATGTTGTAAATCAAACCAAGATCATAGATATTGATACTGTCTATTTCAGGATCATATACTTCTTTTAAGTTAGCTATAATTTGATCGATCATGCTACCATTCTACTAAAGTTTTTATGCTTCTCAAATCTTATTACGTTTGTAAATCTGTCTACTAGCTGGTCTGTCTTATGACTGATAATGAATACATTTGTATCAGAAACAATATCCATAACAATCTTCATAAACTCATCTGTACCAGTAGTATCCAAACTACTATCAAACACCTCATCCATTATCAATAGATTAGTGCTTGCACTGTTTTTTAGTTTAGCAATTGCTCGCCATGCAAATAGAAGAGAGAGGTCGATACGCATTTTTTCACCTTCACTGAAAGAAGCATAACTAAACTCATCTCTATAACGTGACCTTATGATCTCATTAAAATTTTCATCTAACTCAAACTGAACAAAGAAGTCCATAGATGCTAGATATTTGTTTATTAGTTTATTTATAACAGGTACATATTGCTTTACTATTCTTGACTTTATACCAGTATCTTTTAGTAACTTAGTAGCAAGATCAATCACAGCTTTACGTTTAACAGCTTCTGATCTTTTTTCATACAACGCATCAGAGGCAACCTGTTGTTCTTCAATAGAGGCTCGTGATTGACTAATCAATGACTCATTATCACGAACTTCTGTTACCTGTTTCTCAAGTTCTGTCTTGTACATAGTCTTACTATTATACAAAGACTGCTTATCAATCATCTTATGTTGTAGATCGTTGATCTGCTTTTGTACATTGTTTATTTGTTCAAGTCTTTGGTCCTTCTCTTCAAGAACTTGTCGAAGCTGATCAATCCCGCTGCTGACGTCTTCAAACTCAGATTGCTCTTCGTTGATCTTTCGTTCCTTGAATCCGGGATCGATATCTTGCTGGCACGTGGGACACTCGTCTTTGTTATGGAAGAACTCAATCCTATGTCTGATGTGCTTTGACTTATTGATGAGTTGGTCAAGAATTTTATCTCCTTTATTCTTTTCCTTTTTTAACTTACTCTCATCACCAATACGAGTTTCAAACTCGCCAATTTCCTCCTTGAGTTTTTTTATCTCGACATCTATGGTATTGATCTCATCACTTACAGTATGAATCAACTCTTGCTTCTTCTTTATGTCGTCTTCTCTTTGTGACTCAAGTTCAGCTACATGCTTATGTACTAATTGAATACGCTCATCTATAACTTCTTTTTCATGTTCTATCTGAGATATCAAACCTCTATTCTCAGAGGCTTGATCTTTCAACAACAAAGACATTATAGAAAAGATTCCAATATCAAGTAAGTCTTCTATAACTTCTTTTCTATCTTGACTTTTCAACTGCATAAACGGTACGAAACTACTACTACCTAATACAACAATCTGTTTAAAGGACTTGTGGTTAATTTTTAAGATACTTTTTTCTAATGTGTCCTGATAGTCTCTAGCACTAGCCTCTTGGTTCAACAACTTGTCACCAAGATATACTTCAAAGAATCTTGGTTTCAATCCTCTACGAACTTTGTAATCATTCTTGCCAATTCTAAACTCACATTCTACTTCCATGTGTCCATTATTGACAGAGTTAACCAATTGTGTGGTTGCAATATCACGGAATGCTTTACCATACAACGCATAACACAAAGCATCAATCATAGTAGATTTACCAGCACCATTATCACCAACAACTAACGTTGCTCGGTTACCACTTAATGGTACTTCAGTCTGAAAGTCACCGTAGGAAAGAAAGTTTTTCCAACGTACATATTTAAATTCAATCATTCAACACTCAGCGCTTCATTATATAAATTATGCATCAAATGTTTCAACTCATTCTTGTTATGTTTGATATCTAGTCCTTCAATATATCCATCTAATATGGATAATGTATCTTCAGCTTCATCAACAATGTTCTCATCATCTTCTAAGTCTAAGTACATATGATCTTCAACAACTTGAAGATGAATAGGATTTACATCTTCTATCTCACTAATAAGTTGATCAAACAACACAGGGTTATTCTTTTCATTGATAACTAGCTTGACATAACAATCTCTAAGAGCTTCGTAGCTAGCACCACTAACATCTTCATAAGTCATTCTACTATCATTGTAAAATATCTTATGAAACATTGTATATGGATTTGGTATAAAAGTCAACTCTCTTGTTTCAGTGTTATACGTATGAAAGCCTTTTTGATCCTCGTAACATGACCACGTCATTTCATAAGCTGTTCCAAGATAAGTTACATTACCAGATGTACTTTTATGATGGAAGTGACCGCTAAACACTTGATCAAACTTTTCAAATGCTTTAGGATTACATCCTTCATAGTTAGGCATACCTTTATACATTTGAAACCCAGTTAACTCAAGATGTCCAAAACATACTTGAGCTTTAGTCTCTTCAATGATAGACCATGTCTTCTCTTCATTGTCCTTACATATCCAAGGTACAAGTAAAATATCTAGACCATCTATATTAATTTCAGTTGGTTCACTATACTCTATGACGTTATCATATCTATCAAGTAATAAATTGATACTGTTAACTTCTAAAGTATTCTTATATGTAATGTCATGGTTACCAACAATAGTATACATTTTCATACCACGTTGGTGCAGAGGTTCAAACAACATCTCTTTAGCAGACTTGAGTGATGTATATGAAATAAACTTACGTCTATCAAATGTATCACCCAAGTTTACTACTTCTGTTATTCCATGTTTATCAATATAAGGAAAGAACACATCATCGTAAAACTTCTTTTGGAAACTTGCAACTTTTTGATTATCATTACGTGCTCCAAAATGAAGGTCAGTCAATAAAGCTACTTCCACATTTAGCTCCTAGTAAAATTTTTCAAGGCCTTTAGCTTTTTTTCGTTTTGCTTTTACTTTTTGCTCTTTGCTTTCAAAGTTAGCAACAAATTCATTCATGTAATCAGTCTGGAAATCAAGATTGATTCCAATACCTTTATCGTCACCTTCTACTAACTGATTGAACACAACTGACTGTTCTAAAGATTTGTGTTTAATATACAACTGCTTTTTTTCTTTCTGTATTCTTCTAAGAAAGGCATAGTATATAATTTGTGTAAAATATGCAAAAGGATTTTGTGACTTTTCAGGATTGAAGTTATCAATATAACTAACACAGTTCTCAATTCCATCACTGATCATATCATCCTTGAATGTATAGTTAGCAAAATTTGGTTTTGTTGCTAACCTATTAGCGATCTGAAGTAAACAACGGCCAACATAGTCTGGCACTTGGGGTTTAGCATCTCCACTTTGCTCGGCTTCGTCAACAGACTTTTTGTAGTCAACCATGACAGCATAAAGTCTTTTATTGTCAACATAGTGGTTACCGTTTTTCTTTTTAGCCATTAGTGATATGTGGTGTTAGCACCACTACCTACATATTCATCGATTGCCTCTTGTTGTTGTTTCTCACTGATCTCATGTTTTTCATTCATTTCGATATATCCTTCTTTCAAGAATTTCTCATAATTATGGATGACATTATTGTGTAAGTCTCCAACAACAGCAAGTACTTTATCTTTATGAACTCTGACAATACTAACTTCGTTGAATAACAACCAATGAGAACATTGGAGCCATGTCATTCCGGTTGGTGATAGGTGTCTATACATGATCACAGGGTCTTCAAAAGTCCAATGTGATCCATCATCATTTACTACTTTAGTGATTAACTCTTCGCCATTCATTAATTTTATTATTGCGTGATACATTTTTAATCCTTTAAAGTATACTTATATATTCTGTATTGAAACTGTTCGTCGTTATAAATTTTGAGTCTGTCTCCGTAATGCTTTAGAGTGAAGTTAGTCCACTTTCTCCATCTTAGGTCATCAACGATATCAAAGAGTCTAGTGGTATCCTTATCATCAGCTGTGCGCAAACCTCGTCCAATGGATTGCAAGACTCGAATTTTACTTTTGCTTGGGCTAGCAAACACGATGTTAGAAAGACGGCGGATGTTAACACCAGTACTAAACGTACCATAGGACGCCACAATGAGTGCATCATTTTCTTTCTCAACGATACCTCTGATTTCATCTCGATCGACACCTGATACCCCGCCGTGTACGAAAAATACGTTCTTATCTAAATCCTGGGCTAACCTATACAACTCCTTTCCATGTTTCTCAACTAAGGAATACAATATTAATGTATTACCTTTTAGCTCATTGCAAAGATTGATTATAAAGTCATTACGTGAAGAAGAACCAACAATGTAGTCTACCTCATCTCTGTAGTTGGCTCTAGCAAGGTCTGCTCTCTTTGTTTCAGCATGACCCAGTATACATATATTTATCTTCAAGTTAGCTAGATATTTTTGTTTTATCAGCTCAGAAGTATGAATAACCCTTTCTACTGGACCAAATAACCCTTCTAGTACTAACTTATGTGTCTGAGTATCATCAAGTGTACCTGTAAATCCAAATTTGTACGGACAGTTAGTAAGTTTGGACATAATGTTGGTGAGGGATTTAGCTTTGAATAAATGGGCTTCATCTCCAATAACCACTTTAAACTGTTCAAACCATTTTCTCGGCATCTTGTAAATAGATTGCCAAGTAGTGACTGTAATATTTGAATCAATCTCTTTAGACGCTCCTGCTGTTATTTTATGAACTTCATCCTCGTAACCATACTCAGCAAAATCAGAAGCCATTTGATGCACCAAGCCAGTTGTTGGAACAACTATTAATTTTTTCATTGGATAATGTCTTGCAAGCATATAGATGATGAGAGACTTACCAGAAGCAGTTGGTGAAAGGAGAAGTGAACGCTTATTGTTCAAAGCATGAACTATAGCCTGCTTCTGGTATTCTCTTGGCTCAAACGAAAGGTTTATTACTTGAGCCAAATCATCAATATCCTTATTTGTAAATTCATTTACATGAGTTATCTTTCCATCGATATCACACTTATACTCTCTAACTCGACAAAAGTCAACAATATAGTTTGTTAAACCTACATAAATTGTCCTTGTCACTTGGTTAAACAGACGAATCTTTCCATCCCATACTCTGTTCCTTACTTGAGGCATGAACTTAGCACCAGGTACCTCAAATGTAAAGAAGTCTGAAAGCTCCTGTGCAATAGAAGCCTCACACTCCACTTTACAATGGACATCATCGAGATAGGAAATTTTAATCATGCACCAACCTTAAACTTTTCCCAGTTGATTGCATTGTTGATTTGATAGCTTCTAAGATTAAGGGTTCTTATGATAGCTTCCAAAAAGTCAACTTTTTCTTTACTGTAAGCTACCTTTAAATTAGAATCTATAATATCTTTATCACTATCAATGTACATTTGAATATCAGACTTTAATACTTTCAATTGGAATGGTTCCCATCCTTTGTCTTTTAATTCATCCATATCCAAGTTACCAGAATAGTAGTCCCACTTATCTTTTTTCAATAACTTCATAGTTTCACTAAGGCGAGCAAGCTGTAGTCTTTCTCTACTGTACAATTGATAATATTTTGAATGCAATGCAGGAATCTTGATTGACTCTTCACCTAACTCGGTTCTGTCAATCTTACTATCCTTTTCCCATTCATTCTGTATCTCTTCCAGATTCATCTTGTAACCTTACGTTGACAGTATCAAACCCAGCTTTTAATTTTGCCAGTTTCTCATTATACCTACCATCGTGGTTCTGGTCAACAAGATTTGCAAACTCAACCATCATAAGATCAGTGTTGCCTGATTCAAGTATTTGTTCTACTCTGTTAGATGTGTATGAACAAAACTGATGAACTAATTTTTCAGCTTCATCTCCTATGTACTTACGTACAATGTCTCTAGTAAACTTACTCTTATCATGTTTATCATACACGGTTCCATATACACTATGCCATAATCCTGCTCTACAAGCATCTTTACTTGCTTTCAAGCCATACTCAAGATTCCAATACACATTCCATAAGTGTTGCTCAAATGTTTTACCACTATGAGGTAAACCTTTTGAGTGCTCCATTAGGTATGAAAAACCTTCATCTTTTTGATTGATTGGCATTGTATTGAATACAAGTATATCTTTATTGATTGGACAATATCTTGATAGAGGTGATGTAGAATGTTCTTGAGCAGCATCGAATATAAAAGCTCTGTTGTATTTTGGTAAACATGCTGCTTCAATCTCACCAGCATCTGTATATAATAATGTTGATCCATAATAATCTTTTTGCCAATCTTTTGACATATATATGATTATTGTTTCAAAGTCTTCTATCACATAATCAAGTTCAGATCTTGACTTTCCATCCTTAGTTTTATATCTATTTGTACTAAGATCTCTGTGGGCATATGCATCTTGACCATAATGATATGACTTAGCATAAGCTCTAATCAAACCTCTTGGACCTATGATTTGTTGAATAGTATCAAATGCATCTGCCAAACCAGGATGTTGTTGTTCATACCCTGGCATCTCTTGCATATCAATATCAAACGATTTTGAATGACGTAAAATGTAATGTTGATTATGACCGTGTTCATATGGAAGTCTATTACTAGACTTCCAACCACTTTGCATCCATGTAAAATAATCTTGATGAATTTGATGAAGTACTTGTGGTGGAAGAACACCGTCAATCATTTTAGGATCAATGTACGGCATAATATAATTTCCTATCTAATGTTTGTTGACTGAGTGTCTTCTCCTCGCATATTTAAGATTCTAAAAAGTTTATATCTAAACGTTGCTTGACACTCAATATAGTCTACACTTCCAGCTGTTGTTGAAAACTGCAGATCAGATAATGCAATTGGATATGCATCTTCAAATATAACTTCCACATTAGGATTCATAGCAGAGTTCAAAATAGTTAATGTAGCATCACTATACGGTCCATCTGCCATAAAGTCAACTTGTCTTTGCTTCTCGTATATATTTTTTGATTGAGCAAAGTCTTCTGGAAAATGTAGTTGTAATAACCAATCATACAATTCAATGTAATTTGTCATATCTTCATCTACTTTAAATGACAATTGAAACTCAGAGTAATTCAACCTGTCACCTATAGTAGGAAGATTAACAAATGGGTTTGCAAAAGTAGTATCTGTTCCTTGTACAGAAGGTACGTTTACAGCTTGTACGAAGTAGTTTGTATTTGGTAGCTTTTTGATCGAAAAATTGAAACCCAGAGGTGATAAAAACTGAGTGTTATCTGGTTGATCGTTTAACGCTCCTGAAGATGGGACAGCCAATCTACGCTCCTGTATTCTCTACTATATTCATTTGCAATCAACACCTCACTGATAACAGCATCTATATGGTTATGCCAATAGTTTAAAAACTTATGGACTCTAGGATACTCAGGTACTACATCTTCTGTACCCCAATAAAACTCCTGAAGGAGATTATTGTAATCAGGCATCCAATATCTGACGTTAACCAGTACTTGTTGTTTAACTATCATATTACTATTTATAATAAAAAAGGGGGCCGAAGCCCCCTCTAATATGTTGGATATACCAACTATTACATAATGTTGTTGACAATAATTTTACGATAGTATTCGTTACTGTCAGCAGAAAGTGTACCAGCAGCAGCAATTGCACTTGTGCCTCTTGCAAACGGATTCTCAATGACTCCATAACGAGTCTTAAATCCGATTTTTGGCTGGAAGGTATCTTCACCGACAGCACGTACCATTTGTAGTGGCACATACGGGCAGTAGAACACACCAGCATCAAAAGCACTCGAACCTTTATAACCAACTGTCATGTAGTTGCCAGTTGTATAAGGATCGATGTAAACTCTGATCCGGCCATTGAGGACACCAGCAAACGTGTTACCAGTATCATCTACCTGTAGGTTATTAGAGTTAAGAGCAGGTGTATAATCAAGAACACCAGCCATTTGTAGTGCGGAAGCAACATCTGAAGAACAGATCAGCATGTTGCCTTTCCCTCTCCTTGTGCCTTTTGCAATACTGTTGGCCTCTCTTTCAATTTGGAACATAAGGCCTTTAAATTTCTCAACCATCCAACGACCGTTTGAGTCGGTGTCAAGGTCAAACTTACCAGCTGTTGTGGTATCGTCCTGGGCGCCCACCTTAGCAACAACGTTAACTGTACGGACCATCTCTCTGTTGATTTCAGCGAGAATTTCAGTCGACAGAATGTTGGCTAGTTCGGACTCAGCGTCAAGACCATGAATTGCTTTAAGGTCTTGTGCCAATTCCATGGTGTATTCGGCTTTGAGAGCTCTGGACTTTGCAGTCACAGCAATCTTCTCAATGCTGAATGCCATTTCTGGGAAGGCGTTACCGGAACCATCACCCAGACGTTCAGCCTGAGCTGTGGTCATACCAGCAGCATAGTTGTACAATTCAATGTTAGAAGCGGAACTGTTTAGGTAACCGTTACCAACAAATGTACCGAGGTTTTGAGTAGCACCACCAACGTTTGTGTTTGTGGAACTATCTTTATCCAACGAGTGGCCAGTGTTGACTTCGTTGTAGAATGTTTCAGTACCAGATTGACTACTTACTCGTGAACGCATTGCAAAGATCAAACCGGTAGGACCAGTCATAGGCTGAACACCCATGATGTCGTAAGCTACCAAATTTGGCATTGCGCGGCGAACCAAGCTAATCAAAACTGGATCGTAAATATCTACAGCGCCATCACTAGCTGTGGATGACGATGCACCCATGGCGTTGGTAGGAGCAGCTTCCAAAAGGGACTGTGGATTGAATCCAGCAGACTCTCTCAGAGCATTCTCCGTGTTTTCGAGCATAACAGCAGTAACATTCCGCTTATGAACATCCCCAATCTTGTCTAGGTCAGGATGCTCAATGATCGGCTGCCACTTCTGCATGAGGTCTTCGTTAAGCATTTGAAATACTCCTCTTGCTTTAAGTTCTTAGTGTGCGTGAAATAGCCTGAGCATAAGCAGCCATTGGACCGTCAGAGATTCCCGTAGGCTTATCTTCCGAATCAACTTCAACAGGGGCAGGTTCATCTACTGCTGTTGTGGCTGGTGCTTTTTTATCAAAGTAGGTTTCGAGGATAGTGTCTAACTTCTTCTCGTAGTCATCCATATCTTCAAAATCTAGGCCTTCTACCAAATCGACAAACTCATCTCTTTGCTTCAGAGTCAACTCTTGACCCTTCTCTTGGAACATGAGTTTAGCGTTCTGATCTTTTATAGCTCCTTGTAGAGCAATCTTTTCATTGACAGACTCATCAAGCTGGCTAGTAAGTTGTTCAACTTTCTTTTCCAACTCATCAAGTACATCAACTTTATCTTCAGGAATCTCAATGTAGGATTCCGTGAACAAGTTCTTAATACCATTCATGAAGTTCTCTGCTACCTCAACCTTAACGGCACTCTCGATAGCAATTTCATTTTCCTTGAGCCATGCTTCAGCAACGTAGTCAAGATACTCATTGAGTTTCTTTTCCATTTCTTCTTCGTGCTGAGCTACAGCTTCTTCAAGTTTCTTATCATAAGCCTCTTTCAATGCTTCTTCAACAATAGTTGCTTTTGCATTGAGGGCTGCTTCAAAAATAGTAGTTGCTTGCTCAAAAAACTCTTCGTTTAGGTTTTCCTTGTCTGCAAACAACGCTTCAATATCTTCCTTCACTTTGATGTTAGCCATCGTGTGAAGTTTCATTGGTGCTGCGGCATTACCTTTAGCAGTGATAGATGCCTTGTTACCTCCAGCATCATTCATGCCTTTGTAAACCTTTTGTACTTGGCCAGGTGTCATGCCAGCCATGGCATCAACTACCTTTGCAATAACTCCAGTTTTACCTAGTGTTGCCATTGGCATTGCGTTGCTCTTATCAGCCTTACGACGAGACGACCCGGTGTCAATAGGATCAGGCACACTGGAAGCCTCACCTGAAGCCTGAAATTCGACAAGCTCTTCTGTGTCCTCTTCGTCGTCAGTGGCTTCAAGAACCTCTTCTTCGAAAGTTTCGTCTTCGGAAACCTCCTGATCTAGTTCTTCATTTGCCATTTGTTGACTCCTTTAGTTTAGTCAATTATGTTCTATACGACTTAATTTATTTATAATAATCGTAATTTTACAGGGTTTTTAGGAACTTATCGAATAGTTTTAAGGCGTTTTCTTGTAGTTCCTTAACATTTTTGTCACCTAGCTCTTTGGTGTTTTCAACAACTTGCATTGTATCCCACCGCTGAGTTGCAACATCATATACCCAATCAACACCTTCCATCACTCCATTAACAAAGGCTTGAGGTGCAGAAGGATCTGCTACAATATCTGCAGCAGTCGAAAGCATAAAGTCGTCTTGTACAACATGACAATCTGCTTTCTGCCTCAGAGTTCCCATACCACGAGAGCTAACACCCAGTTGTGCACCTTCGTCAATAAGGTTTTTAACAATATTACCGTATGGGGTATCTAAAATTTTTGCTTTACCAACAAAGTTGCTACCTTCTTGGTTCAAACTCTTAATCATATGGGAGACTCTTTCAAGGTTGATGGTCGGTCCATTAGGATGACCAAGCTCACCATATGCTCTATTCTTTGTAATATATTCTTGGTTGTATCTATTGACTTCTTTTGCAAGAGTAGCCATAGGATACATTCTACCATTGCGGTTTTTGATTTCACTTTGAAGAAACACACCCTCTAAGAAATGACTCTTTTGTTTTGTTTCTTCATCGATCTGAACTCTAACATCGATAGTTTCAATAAGTTCTGTAACCAACTTCATTAGTTGTCTCCCGCAACTGGTGTTCTGTAGACAGTAGTAACATTGGTATTCAATGAGATGTAATTATCTGCACTGCCCACATCAATGATTACTTCACAAGCAGCACCTGCATCTTTACCTGGTACCAATACTGTCTTAACTACGTTATCAGATGCAGTTCCAATCTCAACATTAGCAATAGAAGAAGCATGTGTGTTTAAGATTCTTTGAAATCTGCTATCAGAACATTGTACGTGTGTTGCATCCAACACAGCACTATTGGCTACCGGCTTGAATCTCATGCTACACTCCTTACCCATTCAATAAGAGAAGAGTTTGTTTGTCTACTCTCGTTGAACAATGCATCAAATTGTTCTTGATGTTCTTCTGAAAGTGATTCGTATACTTGATCAATCAAGTCTGCAAGATCGTCTTCAATCTCAATTTCTGATCCATCAGCCAATTCAAAGATAGAAATGTATTCATCATCTTCTTCAACCTCAACATCTTCTTGAGACATTTTGTTAGCTGTTGCATACATGACTGACTTAGCATCATCACCATATCTCTTTACAAAGTCAGATTTATTACGCTTCATAGCAGTAACAATTTCTTCTGCTTTCTTATTAGCAGCTGCTTCGTACATATCTGAACCAGCTTCGTTATCTTGATCTGCTAGTCTTTTTTTCTTGTTTTGTTTAGCACCGGAGAAGACAGCATCTTTATCCCCAGCATTTTTTTCAGGAACTGGATAGTCCGTTTTTTGTACAACATGCTTGTCTACAAAATTCTTCTCGCCAGGTTGCACTACGTTCTTATAAGAAACGTTTTGGCCTTTATCCTGACCAGGAGTAGGAACTATTTCAATCTTCGTCCGTTCCGTCAACTGTTTCAGTTTCTTCGCCATTTGACTCCTCGTCCTCTACGGTTTCGACTTCTCCAACTGGATCATCTTGTTCTTCTGCTCCAAGCTCCATTGCTGGTGCAGTAGTAGGATCTAATCCACCTAATTTAGCAGCAACTGCTTGACGTATCTGGTCAACTTTATCGTTAACTCTATCAACCATTACACCGGAAAAAACATCTGCAAAAGCAGTTGGTTCTCCACTATTAGCAGTCGCAATCATGTCTTTTACTGTTGGTTCAGCCATAATTTATCTCCATTTATTTATATTTATCCGTCACTGGGGGGCCCTTGTTCACCGTCAATTCCATTGGTACCGTCAGCCGGATCCGCTAATGCAGCGTCCATTTCAGTACTCTGATCAGCTTCATCGTCCATTTCACCTTGCATTTTTTCTATTTCATCTTCTGTCATCTTGAATACATTACGTTTAACCCAATCGACAGAAAAATATTTACCAACAAATCCATCAAGTGCATTTGCAGTATTAATTCTTGCATTAAGGATTTCATCTTCCTTGAGCTCTGAGAAGTAGTTATCATGTTTGAAATCATACTTGATATCACGTCTGATCTCATTGAACTCTTCAGGAGTCATATGTCCTTTAAGTACTAACTGCTTTTCTAGTGCTCCATCGAACAACATTGAAAAGCGCATTCTTAATCTTTGTATAAACTTCTGGAACTTTACTTCGTCTCTGTTAATTTCTGTAGCTCTACCTAATGTCATTCCTGTTTCTGGTTCTAGTCTTGATACAGGTACATTAAGTGACTTGAACATCTTCTTTTGGAAGTAAAGTACATCGTCCATCTCACCAAGATTTTGACCACCCGGCAGTGTAGTGATTTCAGTACCACGACCACCTTCCCGTCTTGGCAACCAATAGTCTTCAAGCATCGTCATGAACTTACGATCGTCTCTGATTTCACCAGTGGCGGCATCGTAGATCAAACGATTTTTGTGTTTAACCATCATGTCTCTAAGATATTGCTCTGCTTTCATCTTGGGGAGATTACCAACATCAATATAGAAGATCCGCCTTTCTGGTGCTCGTGCTATCCGGTAGATGACCGTTGCGTCTTCTAATATTCTCAGTTGGTTTAAAGGTTTGATCGCTTTATGTAAGTGAGATAAAACAAGACGATTATCCTCACTCATAACTCCTGATGTGCAATGCAAGATAGTGTCTTTGGCTATTTTGACTCCTTGGTCTTGACCAGCAGACGTTGGACTACCACCAGGATACCCGACAAACCCTTTATCGTTGTACAAGAAGAACTCATTGATATGTCTTTCTACTTGTACTTGTGTTCCGGGAATACGTTCCTTTTTATTCTCTCTGACTTTTTTAATTTTTCTGGGATCAATATATCGCAGTTCTTGAATTCCATCCTGTACATTATCAGGATCAACAATAATATGATAGAACATACGGCCATCAATATACCAATGCCTAGCAACTTCGTACCCCTTCTCGTTAAACTCTAAGAGGTCTAGTACGTACTCAAATTCTTTTTGGATAATTTTTTTAGTGGACGCGGATAGACCTTGCACCATATCAAGATTGATATCAACAATTCTATTGCGTTCATCGTAAACAATAAACTCATGAATAATATCGTCAATGGCCATGTCACACTCAGGTTGCATGGACATTCGACGATATCTAGTTATTAATTCAGCTTCTGTTCGTGTTGCACCCTCAAGGTCAACATATGTGCCATACATGCCTCCAGTAGAAACATTATGTGCACCATCATCTAGTTGCAGAGGAGCGAAGGACGCTGTTTGGTCCTTCGACTCTCTCTTTATTTCAAATCCGAATAAAGTAGCCATAATTCACTTTCTGTAATAATATAATATTAATTGCCACCAGCGTTTCCGGTGATACCTCCATCTACTTCCCACCAATCATACTGGAAAGTTACTGTAAATTCTTCAATAGTATCGGTTGTATTCCAATCAAGATCAATTGTACTAACTTCAATAGGCCACATGCCATTGAAAGTATATTGTCTAATTGGTACACCGGTTTTGCTGAATTGGATTACTTGAGCATTCTCTTTGTAGAGAGAAGGCGCTGCTGCTGCGAACTTACGTACGTTACCAAGATGTGAGTTGATATTTTGCATCCACTCTTCCATAGCATTTCTAATTAAGAAATCCTCATCGTTGACAACTGTAACAGTCCATTCAGCAAACGTCCTATCTCCAGCAATCTTGATCTTTCTACCGAAGTAAGGTACTTCAATAGTTCCGACCGTAGATGCAGGGATCTGAGCTGCTCTTGCCATAAATGGCACTTTCGCATCACCACCAGAGTTGGCGGGGTTATTCATAATGACTTGGAACAGAGCAGGACGTGCACCGCCAAGTGCAAGCTGTGATCTGATGTCGTTTATGTTAAAGGCCATTGAACTCTCCTATTCCTTATATCTATTTAGCTTAGAATTGTCCAACGACTTCAGAGAACTCAACGTTCGTTCTGACGGCGATGAAGTTCAACTGAATGAAGTTAATCGATCGAGCTGGCTTGATGTAAATATCACCAATAAACTCGTTTCTATCAATTACCTCTCCAGTATTGTTCGTTTCGTCACAAACAACCTTGAAGTCAAAAATACCACGTCGACCTTGAACATCCCTAAGGAAAGGCTCGACTAGATTTCTGAACTGTGCTCTCGTGAATTCATCGTTAAATTCAAACAAGGTAAACTTAGCTGCTGTACTAATTGCTTTCTCAAGAACAATGAACAATCTACGAACATTGATTCTATCAAATGCACTTGGTCTAGCAAGCAAGGTCTTATCACCAAACATGATAGTACCTTGACCAGGGAATGTAACAATTGGGTTTACACCATTCTTATAAAGAATATCCCTGTCAGCTTTGTCTGGGTTGTAGGAGTTCTTAATGACGTTCTTCAAGATACCTCTATTGAATCCAGCTGGTGAATACCAAGGATCTCTGAGGTTGTCTGATCTAACCATAAGACCAGCAATGTCACCATTGTATGGAACATATCTGTATACGTCATTGTATCTATCGTATTGATACTTATAACCACCATCCATAATACCATATGAAGATGATGTTAAAGCATTTCTAAAGTCAACTGTATTAGCAGACTCGTTACCAAAGTTATTAATAACATCAGCTTTTTCTGGTGAGATTACCACTACACAGTCTTTTCTTGGCTCAGCAATATTGTCAATCAAGTAGTTACCAAGCTGATGACCATGTGTGCCTCCTCTTGCTTTACCTTGTAAAACAATTGAGATATCAATTTCTTCAGCGTTCTTAAACTTATCATAAGCAGTTGTTAACTGACCAATAGCAATGTTTGCTTCACCAGAATCACTATCACCAGTTAACGAGTGAGCTGTTACGTTAGCAGAACCACCATCACGACCAAGAGTAAATGATCTTGAGAAAGGAACTGTATTTGTTACAGCTGAGTTGGACATATTAACACCAGTATTAGAATAACCTGCTGTTGAGTTTTGTGTCTCACTATCAGGACGTACCTTCTTACCACCATTAAGAACCCAACGGCTTTGGTTTTGAAGTACATCATAGTAGTAAATTGACTCACCAGACTCATTCTTAGCATCTGTTGCACGAGATAGGTTTGAGTAGGACTCGAGGATTGTTCCTCTTACACCACTAATTGCCCCATCTTCGTCTTGAACGACAATGTGTAGCTCATCACTAGCATCTGTTGTATTAGCAACATTGTTGCACCACAACGATGTGCCAGGAGCTTTTTCAAAGTTTTCAGCAAACTGCCACTTACGAGTAACTGAAGTTGCTTGAAGATTTGCAGTGAAGTCTGTGCTAAGAGCATACTTTGTTTCTAAAGTAATGTTTGCAGTTGCAGTGAACTGTGTATCAGCATCACTATTAACAAGAGCACCACTAGTTGTTGTAGAACCAATAGCAGCAACTCTCTTTTCAGTGAATCCAATTGAGCTGTTACCAAGACGAATGACGTCTCCGACAGCAAAGCTGGAAGCTATATTTGCAGCAGTGTTTTGAGCTAACAAATATTGAGCAACTGTTACGTTACTTGTTTGTGTGAAAGATGCTTTGGTATCTTGAGCAGTAATAACTAGCTCTGTGTTACCAACAGAAATTTCAATCTTAGCAGTATCTCCTCCTGTCATTGTGTTAGAAACAGTACTTTCAAAAGCACCAGAACTATCACAAACAGAAATCTTCAATGAGTTACCAAGTGAACCAGGGTAGCGTGCCAAGAAGGACGCATCGGCTGGAACTGTGACATCATTATCGTAATGTTCTTCGTTTTTAATTCTAATTGTATGCGATGTGTTGCTCGAGTCTTCTGAAGTAGCTGCATTTTGCAGTACAGTAGCGTTCAAAGCAGTGGTCGCAGTAGCACGGCTAACATATAGTTTGTTACCGTATGCCAAAAAGTTGGCTGCGGTGAAAAATGTTTCGAAATTAGTACCATCGGGTTTTCCATATGTATTGACTAGCTCTTCTTCAGAAGAAACTAGGTTCGCCAACTCGACGGGTCCCCACCTAAAGTGACCAGCAAAAGCAGCTTCCGTTGTTGAAACAGCTGGTACAATAGTGGTTAAGTCAATTTCAGTAACATTTACACCAGGACTGACTTGGAATCCCATGGCTGTGTTCTCCTTCTATAAGGTAATTAAGCAGTAATTTGCTTGGAAATATTTATAAAAAACAGGGTCTCACCATCTTCCTTCAATGTGATATGGGTGAGCTACCAACAGATCATCACCTTTATATTTTGCCATATCATCTTCTGGGTCTGTCATTCCATCTTGTATAAATCCAAAAGGAAGCATATCTTCTTCCATTGCTTTTTCATTTGCTTCTAACAAGTTCTTTCTAATGTCTATATCAGTCATTTCTTTAAAATATTCTTGACCAGTTAACCAAGCAAATAAAACTAATGACATTACAAGGTCATCATTGTAACCTTCTTCAGCTGCATAGCTTTGTCCTTTTACTGTAAATGCAGTCAGTTCTTTTAGTATTTCAAAATCATTTATGATTAGTCTATCATTTTCTATAATTGTTTTTAGACTTGCACAACCAACTCTTTTTAACTGTTTTGTAGTTCTTACACCAAGCTGTTGACCTTTACCACCAAATCCAGCAGTAAGTAATTGACCAGCCCTACCTTTCCATTCTGCTGTCAGTATACCTTCATATTCTAACTCATGATGTAAGATGTCTGCAACTTGTTGCCCGATATCGTTTATCTCAACTAAGACGATAGCATCATTGTAAGCCCGAGCAATGTTGAAAATGACAGTAGGATAGAGCATAGGAGATATGACGTTAGACCTATACGTGGCGACAACTTCATAAGGAACAGCTGTACAATCAACCACAGTGAAAGCAGAATAGTCATTACCTATACCTCTTGATGTATCAACACTAACTGCATATATATGACTCTTTTCAACTTCTTTCCAAACCTTTAAGTTTTCATTTTGTGATAGAGGATCATGAAACACTAAAGCAGCTAACTTACTTGGATTAATTAATGTATTAGATGAACCAATAAAGTCACATTCAAACTCTTGTCTAAATTGTTCTTCACTGGTGTTCTTGATTGTTTGTTCTTTCCAAGCCTCATCTCTACCTGGCACAGCAGACCAATGAACTTGAATTGGAACATATTCATTTCTACCTTCTTCTGCATCAACCCACAATTTGTAAAATAAATTCATACCCTTTGGTGTTGATGTAATCATAACTCTTGAAGTAGCACCAGATGAAATGGTAGGATATACAGATGCAAAGAACTCTTCTTGTAGAGTAGCATCAACAAAAGCAAATTCGTCTAAATAAACAAGACTGAATGAACCACCTCTTATTGATGAGGCAGACGTTGATGAAGCTAAAATCTTTGATCCATTTTCTAATTCAAGACTACCTTTGTTCCATTCTACGAGACCTTGTTGCAACCAATGAGGAAGCCATTCATATGCCATTTGTAGACGACTCAGGATCTCACGAGCAGTACTGGCCTTATTTGCCAAAATAGCACAATTAAACGATTCATTGAATAATACAAACCAAAGAATAACAGCAACCATTGTTGTTGTCTTACCAGACTGTCGCGGCATCTTGCAAATGGAAAATCTATTTTGAATAACAGATTGCATAATGTCTTTCTGAAAGTCATATACCTCTAGTGGTACAACACCTTCATCAACACTAACAATTTTCATATATGTCTTACAGAAGTACTCAATGTCCTTGGAACACTTCACAATCTCTGTGATTTGTTCTTCTGTATAATCTATCTTGACTCCAGCTTTTTTAAGTCTTGGATTACCAAGATAGATTTGGTTACTCGATAAGCTCAAGTTCTCTTAACCTTTCTCTATTGCGAAGATGTTCTTCAGCAATTTTATCTTTTGATTGACCCATATACTTTACACCATGATGGTTAGTAATAAGTGCTCTTGATAGATCCATCCATGATCCAGTTTTGTGTTCGTATACTTCAAAGTCTCCTAAGATTCTACCAAACTTGCCTTTTTCATCTTTGAAAGATTTAAACTTTGTACAGTTTGCCATATATTTGATTACTTCTTCTTTTGCAAGTAAACCAAACTTCTTTTCTTCTTCATCTCTCGTTCTTGATTCAGGTGTATCAATTCCAATCAATCTTATTCTTTGATTCTTTAACCACACACCAAACCCTAAATCAATATCGATGTCAACAGTATCGCCATCAACTACCTTAATTAATTTAAAATTATATTCAAACATCCGTTGACTTCTCCTTATTTTGGTGTATAATAAACTCTGTGGCCCGGGCAGGTATAGATTACTTTTTTAATACATCCCTAGCATTACCACCTAATAGCTTGGTTAGTTCACTAGTATTACCTACGAATAGGTTATTAGTTACCTTATCTGGCCCTTTGGGATCTGACAATATATCTTTAGCTTTCTTCTGTATGTCTACTATTCTTTCATTAGTATCTGTTAATGTCTTTATTAGTTGTCCTACTACTTCATATGCTCTAGGATGTTGAGATTGATTAGCTAGCTCCATTAGTTCTTCTAATGCATCTCTTCCTCTTTCAGCTAGATGGTATAAGTTCTCTCTAGCATATTCAACATCTCTTTCTGTAGATGTATCTTTTGGTTTAGTTACTTGTTTACTCTCAACTGCAAGAGGAGCTGTATTTGGAGTTATGTCCAACGCATTTGCAATCGGGTCTGGATGCGTAGTAAACTTATCATGATGGGGTGTTTGCATCGCCACTGAAGAACTCCTCAAAGTTTAAAACATAGTCATAGTTATCATTAGCACTAATCTGACTTTTATCTACTGTTAAACTAGCATTCGTTGTTGGAGAACCATTTGCAAGTAATCCTGGAGTAGTTGTTGTTCTACTATGTAGTACGAATGCAGTTCCATCAGATTGAGTTGTACTAATTGTTTTGAATACAGTATTTGCTGGATGGCTGTTAGCATATATTGAACCAGCTGAACTATTTTGTACTGGTCTTGAAGTATCAACATAGAACATTGTATTAGCTTGTTTAATAATACCTGTTTTACTTACAGGACCAAATATCTGTGCTTTCATCGTGAATGTTAATGTATGGATTAGTGCACGTCTTTGACTATAGTCAGCTTCATAAGTGTCTTGAATTGATACAGCTTCTAAGACAACTGGAATATCTATTGTCCAATTCATTTCTGGAATCATAGTTGCCGTAACTGTAAACTCTGGTGTAAAGAAAGGCATAATTTGTTCAATGATCTTTGTAGAGTCTTCAGCATATCTTGTAAAAATATTCAACTCAAATGTAATATCATATGGGACAGGGTTGTACATAGTCCTGTAGCTATCATCATTGTTTGAGTCATGAACTGCAACGTTTCTACGTATTGTGTTCAGTTTTCTTTCACTTGCATATGACATGCCAATCATTTCAAATGACATACGAGGTAATGTAATAGCTACTTCCCTATCAAGATCTGGATCTTGTTCTAACCTTGCTATTGTTTTGTCACGAGGTCCATAAGCTAATGGTACTTTAATATCTTGTACTCTGTTGCCATCATTATCTGTTCTATAAATCAAAATTTCATTGAACAATGTACCAAATATGATTACGTACTTACGTAACGTCTGGTGAGAAAACTTGTGGCCAAACATTAGAACCTGCCACCATCACTGAATGGATCTGCCTCACTAAAGTCAATGATTGCATCTGCTTCAGTTTCTATAAAGACACTCTCACTATCAGTAATTGTATCGAAGTCTCTTGATGCTGTTGCTGAACTATCTTCTGCTGTTTCTTCTTCAGATGTAAGTCTGTATCCATCTTCTGTAAACAATGGTGTGATACCATCTTCACTAAGGAGTTGTACTTCATCAAGAATATCGAGAGAATGTTTAGTTTGTAATTCATCAATAGCATCGATACCAGTGTTGAATCTCTCATTAGAATATTCAAATAATTCACATCTTAGATCGTAAAATTGTAAAGCACCCATTTGATAGAAAGTAGGTTCATGTTCTGCAAACTGGATTTGATAAACTTTTTCATTCAATGGGAAGAAGATTAAGTCACCTTCTCTTGGTCTTGATATGTTTTGTGTTG